ATGGGCCGAAGCAGACCAGGCATATCAGGCGAACGAATCGTGGTGGTTGGATGCCTCGCAGTCAGACCAACTTGACGAGTCGAACGAAATGCACATGGCCGAGGATCCGTGGCAAGACATCGTTCAATCATGGTTGGCGCGGCGTGTGGGGCCGTTCACCATCGACGACATGATGGAGGATGCCCTACAAATCGACCCGCCCAAGATGAGGCAAGCGGACCGATGGCGGGCGGGCCGGATTCTGCGCACGATGGACATTGAAAAACGACAAATCCAGAAGGACGGCAAGCGTAAAATGATGTGGTTTCGCCCTGGATGGGGCGATGGTAGCACCAAAACACCATAGGTTGCACTAAGGTTGCACCGGATATGCAAGGTTCAACCTTATATATATACCCCTGCTACTAGTGCAACCTTAGATCTGATATATAGAGAAGGGATAGATAGAAGGGTAGCGTAGCTATTGTATAGTTGAAAAATCGGAAAATAAGGTTGCACTGGTAGCACCGGGCTGAAACCTCAGTTTAAACCTGGGATGTCGCTGCTACCTTATGGCCGAAAGTAAGGTAGCACTAAGGTTGCAACGGTTGCACTTTTGGTGGGCGGGCATTTGCGGTGTTTGTGGGCTGGTGGTAGTGTGGACCTGTGGAAACTTTCCGTTTCCACCCACTTTTTGATACCGTGAGGGCCGTTTTGGCAGACCGTGAGACAGTGATGGAGCGTCGCGCAGACGTGGAACAAGTGCTATTGGCGGGCGAATGGACATTGAGAATCCAAGGTGCGTTGGCTCGCAAGTATGGCGTCACCGACCGCATGATACGCCACGACGCCCAGTGGATTCGGGACCAGTGGACCAAAGACAACAGCGATCAAGACGACAAGGATCACCGGGCGCGGCTGTTGGCTGAGTCACGAGCACTGCGAGCACAGGCCCGAAGAGACGGCCAGTTGATGGTAGCGGCTCGACTGTTGGGCTTGGAGTCTCGTCTAACGGGCGCTGACCAACCCTTGCGTGTAGAGGTCACCCACAAGGCCGAGCACCTATCACCGGTCCAACAGGCCCAGCTAATCGTTGAACACTACGACGCAGCGAAGGCATTGATTGACGCAGCGGCACCGGGGGCCATCGCCGCCATTGAAGCAGACTTCCAAGAGGTAGCAAATGCAGAATGAACCAGCCGCACAATGGATAGCAATCGACAAGCTTACACCGTGGGCAGACAATCCACGTATCAATGACCACGCCGTCGAGGATGTGGCCCGGTCTATTCAGCGTTTCGGGTTTGCATCGCCTATCATTGCGCGAACCGAAAACAACGAGGTGATTGCGGGCCATACCAGACTGAAGGCCGCTATCAAGTTGGGGCTTGACAAGGTGCCGGTCCGCTTCATGGACCTGGACCCCGCCGATGCTCGGATGTTGGCGCTGGCAGATAACCGCGTGGCTGAGTTGGCCGATTGGGACGACGACGCCCTGGCGACCATCCTCAGAGAGTTAGACGCCGATGGCCTCGACCTGGATGGCCTGGGCTGGTCCGACGATGCCCTTGCCGATCTGTTGGCTCCCGATCCGCCCGAACCGGATGGCACCGAGGACGATGTACCAGAGGTCCAAGAAGAGGTACACAGTCAACCCGGCGAGGTGTACGAGTTGGGGCCGCATCGTTTGGTGTGCGGGGATTGTACCGATCCTGCAATAGTGGATCTCTCTTTGGCGGGCGCAAGGCCCAACCTGATCGTTACAGATCCGCCGTATGGCGTGAATTACGCCGGTGGCGCGGTGAATAAGCAAAAAAGAAGGGCAATCGAGGGCGACGTGTCGTTTGATGTAGGGGTTCAGGCGATTAAACTCGCATCGTCGGCGTGTGCCAAGAACGTCGCCATATATTGTTGGTTCGCCGGGACCAAGGGCAACGCGGTCTATCAGGCAATCGAGGGTTCCGGTTTTGAGGTCCGTAGTCTGATCATTTGGCGCAAGCTATCTTGCGGGTTCGGTGCCCCGTCAGCGCACTATCTACAGGACCACGAACCTTGTCTTTACGCCGTGAGGGGTTCGGCAAACTTCACCGGGCCGAGCACAGAACGGGCCGTCTGGGAAATCAAGCAACCCAACAGAAACGAGCACCACCCGACACAGAAACCGATTGAATGCATGGAGAGGGCGATAGCAAACCACGCCCCAACTATTGTTTATGATCCGTTCGGTGGCAGCGGAACCACCCTGATCGCGTGCGCCATGACCGGGCGCCGTGCCCGACTCATTGAGATCGATCCCCGCTATTGCGATGTCATACGCCGCCGATGGACCACATGGGCCAAGACCCACGACCAAGAACCGGGACCGGGCGCGTTGGAATGATCACACCAGGGGCCAACGCTGCCGCCGTGTTCCCTTCTCTACTGGGCCTTGACCCGTTGGAGAGCGCTACTCTATGGCACCGACCAAAGCCACGCACAAGCCAACGTCGAGCCGTGCAAGACCTGGGATCGTTGGTCACTCTGATTCTGGGCGGTAACCGTTCAGGCAAGTCAGAAGCATTGGCACAACTGGAAGTGGCCACGGCATTGGGTCGCAAGAACAGATCGGCGCGGATCTGGTGCCATATGAATGGGATCCCGTTGGAATATCTCCCAAATCGACCGGGGCGGGTATGGGCGGTGGCGTTGGACAGTGGCGATAGCCGTGAGTATGTCCGACCCAAGGTGGCGAAGTATCTGCCGCAAGGTTGCGAGTGGCGAAACCGAGAGGGCACCGGGCGGGCAGAGGTACGGCTACCGGGTGGGGGCCGGGTACTGTTTCCGTCAGTTTCAGAGGGGCGTGATGGCTTCCAGGGCGCCTATGCTGACCTTATTGGATTCGATGAGGAACCAGAAAGTGAAGCGGTGGTCAATGAGGCCATGATGCGATTGGTCGACACCAATGGGCGCATGGTCTTCGCCATGACGCCCCTTCGCGGCATGTCGTGGATGTATGATCGATTCGTTGTCGACACACCGCCCGATTGCCGCGTGCATTGGATACACGGCACCGATAACCCGCACCTGCCACCGGGCGGGCTTGAAAGGATGCTGTCACAGTTCGGCATCCACGAGCGGGCAGCACGAGAAAGGGGCGAGTTTACGGCGTTGGAGGGTCGGGTGTATCCTGAGTTTCGGCGTGACCTTCATGTCGTTAAATCCTTTATGCCTCCCGATGACTTTGAGAGGGTCGCAGCCATCGACTTCGGAACCCGCAACCCGACCGCCATCCTGTTGGGAGCGGTCGACCCCGCCGACGATACGTTGCACATCATCCAAGAACATTACCGATCCGAATGGACCCTTCGCCAACATGCAGCGGAGTACAGGCGAATGATAGCGGGCCACCCACCGCCGATTTGGTTCGTTGCCGACCCCGCCGATCGTGGCGCACGGCTCGCCCTGGCACGCGAGCACGACATCCAGACCATCGCCGCCAAGAAGCGAAAGGGTTCTGTGCGGTCAGGCATCAATGCCGTCTCGGAGCGCCTGTCACCCGACGTTGAGGGCCGACCCCATCTGGTCATCCATGACCGATGCAAGAACACGATCAGAGAGATCGAGGGCTACGTGTGGGCCACCACCGCAACCAAGAACGACATGCCCGACGCCCCCAAGAAACGAAATGATCACGCCATGGATGCGCTCGCCTACATGTGCGCCCAGTTGACGCGCTCGACGTTCGGCGTGGGTTGACCCTGGTTTTTTGCGCCCCTGCCCATCGCCGTGCTACGGTGTCAATCATGGCAGACGAGATGGTGATTCGACAGACTTGGTTTGTGCGCGTCTTGCGTGCTGTTGGGCTATTGCCTGCAACCGAGCAAGATCACAAAGCCGGGGCTGACTATTCGCTTGGCCAGGGCGCAGACCATCAATACAACGTAGCCTCGTCGATGTCAGCAATGGCGGCGTTTCCATGGGTCAAGGCATCCGTCGAGGCCATCGCCTCGGGGCTGTCATCCGTACCGATCCGAATGACCAGCGGGCGCGGTGTCGATGCCCAGCGAGTCGATGACCATCCACTGCTTGACCTACTCGATCAGCCATCATCGAGGGTCAACGGATCGTTGTTCCGTCGCCAGTTGGCGACCGATCTGGTTCTGTCGGGCAATGCGTATGCCTTGATTATCGGAGACCGTGAGCCATCCGGCCTTCTTCGCCTTCATCCCGAGCGGGTCAAGGCCGTGCCGTGGGCCGATGGGCAGGTGTCCCACTACATATACGATTCAGGACGAGAGATCAGTTATGACCACGAGCGCGTGTTGCACTTTCGATCGACATCATGGAGCGCCGATCCGTCGTCGTTGTACGGCGTGTCATCCATCCAAACGCTACACCATGATCTCAGCGCCGATCTTGCGGCGTCTTCTATGTCAGCGGAGACGGCGAAACGGGGTCGCCCCACTGGTGTTTTCAGCCCTGCAACAGAGGGCGACATCTGGTCATCTGCGCAGGTAAAGATCATGCGCGAAGCCTACGATCGGCAGTTGACCGGCAAATCGTCGGCTCTGTTCTTGGGTGGCGCCGCCAAGTATCAAGCCCTTTCGTTCAGCCCTCGCGATATGGAATTCCAAGCCCAAAGAGATTGGGTGCGATCGAGCACTATGGCAGTGTTCGGCGTGCCTCCCACAATTTTGGGTTTGCCCACTGCGAATTTTGCGACATCCCGCCAACAGGCCAAGACGTTTTGGGAGGGCTTGCGACACCGGGCGGCCATCCTCGACGGCGAGCTAACCAGGCTTGCACGTCAATGGGGCGATCCTACGCTCCATGTTTGGCATGATTTTTCGGGCGTGGAAGCCCTTGGAGAGTCGAAGACAGAGCAGGTAAACCGCGTCAATTCGTGGTGGGCGATGGGCCTGTCACTGCGCCAGGCGGCCGAGATGGAGGGCATAGACCTTCCCGAAAACATCATCGAACCGGAACCCGAAGCCGACGAGCCTGAAGAGGTCAACGAAGGCATCGGCGGGATCCGTCAGCTATTCATTGGGGCAGGGGAGACGTACAAACCACCAGTCACGGAATCAGAGCGGGTTGCACTGTGGCGCGGCTTCATCGACAAGGCACATGGGCCAAGGGAGAGGGCCTTAGCCTTGACGATGAGGCGCGAGTTGCGGGCACGAGCAAAGAGAACGGGCGAACGGTTGGAGAAGATGTTTGAAGGCCAGAAATCCATCAAGCGAGATCTTGGCGACACCGAGTGGGCCAAACTGATAGACGCCTCCGAAGAGATGGCGGCGCTGTCGGCGGCGGCACGCAAGGACATACAGCGCACCTTGGCGGCTGGATTCCGTGAAGCGGTCAAGATGGTGCCCGACGCTGATCTGAGGTTCGACCCGATCCGAAAAAACCAAGAGGTCGAGCGGTTATTGGGTTCGCTGGTCGTCACCACCGAAACCGCATCAGTAAAACAAATCCGCACGATCGTAAAGGCGGGTCTGGAACAAGGCGCCACCATCGGCCAAATGCAGGCATTGATCCAACAGATCAAAGAGGACCTGCTGACATCTCCCGGATTCAGCGCAGCCCGCGCTTTAACCATCGCCAGAACAGAGACGACACGTTCGGTAAATGCTGGCGCTTTGGTGGCCTATGCGGGCGCGGCCGACAGTGGCATAGACATGGAGGTCGAATGGCTCACGGCGGCCGAAGGCGAGCGCCATCCGTCCGATCCTGAGTTGGCCGAACAACGTGTTCAAGTCGGGCAGGACTTCACCAGCGGCCTTGGCAATTCAGGCCCAGGCCCCGGTCAATTGGGCGCTGCCGAGGACGACATAAATTGTCGGTGTACAGTCATTCCGTATTTTGGAGATTGAAACGATGAAACATTGCAAACGAATCATGATGAAGGCCGAAACCGGCGACGACGGCACCACCACGGTAACTGCATCGACCCCAGATGTGGACCGAATGAACGATGTGGTGGCCCCCAGTTGGGACCTGTCCCACTACAAAAACTGTCCCGTGGTCATTTGGGCGCACGATTACAGCACACCGCCCGTGGGCCGTGCCGTATCGGTCGAGTTGGACGGCACAACCTTGGTTGCATCCATCAAATGGGATGATAACGAAGCGAATCCACTGGGTAAAACCGTCGCCCATCAGTTCAGAGAGGGCTTTTTGTCCGCCGTTTCGGTCGGGTTCAGCCCCGGCGATTCGGTCCAACGGTCCACATTGGACGCCGACCACCCCTGGCACGGCGATTCGGGCCTGGTGTATGGCATGAACACGCCCAACCAACTGCTGGAAATTAGCGCGGTGCCCATCCCGGCCAATCCACACGCGACAGCAATGCGGGCGGCACCTGCGCCGGTCGATGTGCGGGATGAGTTATTGAAGCTCCTGACCACCGACGATGCAATCAGAGCCGAGGTCGGGTCATTGGCGGCTGATTGGAAGCCTGAAGGGACGGACGCGCCACAATCGTTTTTTGAGTTGTTGACAAATTAGAGGAATTTGCATTATTTATATTAAATCCCATGGGAGGGACCAAAATGGACTTCATCCAAGACAGCAAGCCAGATCTAAGCACCGCCGAAGGTGCCAAGAAAACCATCAACGACATCCACGCTCGCCAAAAGGAATTGGTTGATTCCAACCGTGACCTGAAAGAGCAGATGGAGCAGAAGATCTCCGATCTGACCGCTGCACAAAAGCGATTGGGCGAGTTGGAAGCACGCGCCAAGATGACCACGACGGCGATCAACGCTGAAAACGAAGTGGCCAAATACATCGACGGCAACAAAGTGCGATGGACATCTGAAACACGCTCTGATGGTGTGACACTTCCGGGCTTGTTGGACGACTCCAACACGGTTTGCGACTGGCAACGTGAGATGAAGCGACTGATGGAGCAACGCACGTTCGTCAAGATGTTGACGAAGCGCGGACACAGCCCCCAGACCAACGCCCAGATCGACTTCCACATGAAGACGGCGCCTGATTCAATCAAACGAATCTTCGCTGACTCATCGGGTATCGGTGCCGAATGGGTGCCCGACGTTGTTTCCACCGACCTTGCAAGCGACTTCTATGCGGCTCGCCGTGTCGAGGCCCTGTTTCAATCGGTCAACATGACATCCAAAGAACTGCGCTTGCCGTTCATCACGCTTGCGACCACGCCCTACCTTAAGAGCGTGCCGACCAGCGATGACCCCAGCAATTACACGGCGACGACCGACACCACAGCCCAACGCTCTATCAGTTGCGACTCGTTCGCCACACGAATCCAAATTGATGAGGACGCTGTTGAAGATAGCGTCATACCTCTCATCGGAACCGTTAGGGCTTCTCTTGTCGCGTCAATGGTAGACGGGATCGAGGATGCCATCATCAATGGCGACGGTGCCGCATCCCATCAAGACGATATCGCCAACTGGAACCCGCGTTCTCGCTGGACAGTGGGCGCTGTTGGTCCTGACCATCGCCATGGCTTTACCGGACTGCGTGCCAGAGCGGCAGACATGTCTTGCACGACTGACCAATCGGGTGCCGCTACCTATGCCGGTTTCCTGACAGCACGCTCTAACCTTGACAGCCCCCACGGCGTTGCCGGGGATTTGGTCTGCATCGTTTCGCCCGAGTATTACTTGAGCACGATGCTTGGATTCACGGAGGTTACCGGGTTGGAGAAATACGGGATCGCATCACCACTGGTTAGCGGTGAGTTGGCCCGATTGGGCGGTGTGCCCATCGTGGTCAGCGAGTTTGTCACATCCGACATGGCGGCAGATGGCATGTATGACAACGTCACAACGACAAAAACCGGATTCCTTCTGCTCAACCGATCGCGCTTCTTCATGGGCAACTACAAAGCAACCACCGTCGAGTTGGACAAGAACATCCGAAACGGCGTAATCGACCTTGTAGCTACCAAACGGGCCGTTTTCTACCATCTCGACTCGGCCACGAAGAAGAACGCGCACTGGTCTTACAACCTATAATGAAACTCAAATTCAAAGGCTTCGCCCACACCAATAGCTATGCTTCTGCGGAAGTGAAGCGTTGGTATGCGGGCGAGGTCCGTGAGGTTGATGCGGACGTGGCCAAGTATCTGCTGAA